CGATGAAGTCCGGCTCGATAATGTTTTTTCTGCGAATTGGCTCTTCAGTTTCTTTTTTTGCAAATAAAGATTTAATCAGTTTTATTATTTTCATAAGGTTCCTCTATAAATTCTCCAGACTTTTCAATGAGTCTGTTAATGTTATGTTCGCCAGACAGCCACTCCCAAGACATGAGGCTGGCTACTCTTATTACGTCTGGCTCCTTGAAATGTCTTTCAAGCCATCGTTGGCGAGTCCAGCCCTCCATCCAAATTTGAACAGGGGGCACATAAATGTTGTTTCCACATCTTATAAATCTACATTCTCGCACGAAATTCATTCCTTATAATCATGCAGGCTACATATGGTGCTGCGATTGCACAACCTAGTAATAGTGAACCCAAAAGGTAAGCATCAAATAGTCTGTCTTTTATCATGATTTACCTCCTTTAGCTCTGCACAATGATACCACCCATTGTCTTTATTGTCAATGAAAACCATGTAAGCCATAAACTCTGCGTATGCTTCACAGATGCCTATCTTGTTTAAGCGTGTAGACCAATACATTTTATTACATTTAAGATCTTTAGCCTTCATAAATATTTATGTTATCAGATTTTTTTGAATGATTCAATATTTTCTTTAATTATGTTCACAGCGTCGCTGTTGTTTTCAAACATAATACAGTTTCTATTGCTGATGTGTGCTGCTATTCCGGTTGTACCTGAGCCAGCCATAGGATCTAAAACTAAGTCACCCTCACTTGTTGACATCTCAATAACTCTTTGTATCAGAGAGATTGGTTTTTGAGTTGGATATTTTCTAAGTTCTGAGCCCATTGCAATGGAGTGTAAATCGTCCCACAAATTAGTACAAGGTTTTCCGTTAGACTCATGCATGTAAATTTTTCTGTATGGGTTTGCTTTCTCTGTTTTAGGAAAGTGTATTCTTTCTTCTGAAACTAATTTTTCTAATTCTTCTTTATCTAGTCTCCAGCCGTACTCTGGCTTCCAAGATCTTCCATTATGAGTAAATGTATAGTGTCTATCTTGGTTCTGTGTTGCTTGAGTTCTACTATAGACAATGTGGCCAAGAGCGTAATTACCTTTACTGTCTGTGTTCTTATAAGAGTTTTCTGCATAGTAAGAATCTAGTGGCTGGTAGACTAAATTAAACTTTGGCTTATCTACGTTAGAGCACCAAAATAAAACATCAACCACAGAACCAAGTTTATTTTTTACATTATTCTTGGATCTGGATCTGTTCCAAAATATAGGCTGAACTTTTTTGAAATGCTTTAGACATAGCATGTGCGGGATCATCATCTCTTCTGCAGAAATATGAAAAAAGAACGAACCTTCTTTTTTTAAGTAACTTTTACTTTCCTCAAGTACTGGCTCTATGAGATTAATATACTCCTGATCTGTTGGGTGGATATCATCAAAGCCTAAGTTCGAGTTAGGTACAAGTCTAAATTTTCTACCAGTATTAAATGGTGGATCGAAGTATACAGCGTCGATGCTGTCTGGGTCCAACTCCTTTACTAGCTGCCTAGCATCCCCCTCTCTTACTATAATATTACTTTTCAAAATTTTACAATCTCCTTGTGCTGCGATTTGATGCGGTCAATGTAAACGTCTGGGTTGTCTTGCTGCAACTTAAATACAAGTTGCGAGCTAGGGTTTGAACTAACGTCTTTTCCAGCTAGCAAAGCTCCCATGCCATTGTTAGTTACGAGTCTTAATCTTAAACCAAAGTCGTGTTCTTGTCCAGAAGAATCTTTGAACAATACAGACGCCGAAGTTTTTCCTCGACCAAACTTCAGGGAATACTCAACTTGATTACTACTGTTGATAAATTTAAACAAAGGGTGCTCTCTAGCTGGGAAGACAATGAGCACACTTCTTGGTTTGTGTAATATTGAAAAGTAAAAGCTAGGGTCATTTAAATAACTGTGAAGACTGTTCTTTACCAGAGTTTCTATTTCTTTTGGTTTCAGGGACAACAACGCTGATTCAGCCATAGATTCAAACTTTTGCTTTGTTGCTAGCTTTATTGGTTCTAAAGTCTTCTTTGTGTGTCCTTTGCTTTTTTGAGAGTGTCTTACAGATTTGATATAATTCTTGAGGTCTTCAAAGTTTTGGCCAACTAAGTTATCAAGTTTAGAAGTATTAACATAGTCATACGTACCTGATTTACCATTTCTATTCTTTACAGAAACTTTGTACTTTTCCTCTACGAGTAAATCTTCTTTGTACTGTGTACCTCCTCTTTTAATTACAGCAGGGCTCTGTCCGAAAGATGTAAGTCTTCCAGACTCAATTAGAATCTTCGTCGATTCTTCTCCGCTAATACCGTTTCTGTGAGACTTACCAGTTGTGTTGTATCCCATTATTATTCCTTGTTAATAGTTGTATTACTATTATACCACAGCGTGTGAAAAAGTCAAGTAGTTTATGTGTTATTTTTGTCTTTTAGGTGAGAGTATAGGCCAAGAGAGAAAGCTACGAAAGACAGGAGGAAAAAATCTCTAGCCGAAAGTGCAAAAAAGTGGTGGTATTCCTTCGGTATAGCAAGGCCCATGTAGACTGCGAGTCCCATCTGAATCGCTCCCATCGCCATAATTGCCTTACTAACCATTTTGATTGTTCTCACTCAGTAACTAATGTTATATTTAATCTTGCAACTTTATCTACAAACCTTTTATTTTTCTTTGAGACATATCCGGGCTTGTTTATTCTTTCAAATTCACCCTCTTTTAACTCGGCCCACTCTCCACATGATGGGAAGTAGATCAAGTGCTTATCATTCGCTTCTGAATACTCTATGTAGCATCCTTCGCCCCCGTTTATATTCTCACAATCGAATAAATCATAGTCTACAATGCATCGGACTGCTTCGCCCTTAGTCATTTGTCCTCCTTGCGGATTAGTAAATTTTCTCTCATGTTATCTGCAAGTGCCTGACATATAGACAAGACATCCTCTCTACTATCGCAACACCACGGCTTACCGGTCAGCAAGTCTCTAAATCTAACAAAGACTTCTTCATAATTATTTTCTGCTTGTTCTATTGTTTTTGTGTCTAAATTATCTATTTCAAGAAATATAGATTCTGAAGTAGATCCGTGAGCTTCACTGTAAAGTTTTGTTCTCAGCCTGCTGCCGTTCCTTATCTTTTCTGATTTCACGAGGGACATCCTTTTCTCTTATTAGTTGATAACTTTTATATGCTATTATTGTACCTTGATTTAGACCATTTGTCAAGAGAATATTATAATATTCTCCGTGAAGAACACCTACAACTTTTCCGTAAATTCTGGTGGGCTTGCCAAATGGAAAGTCTCTAACGTATACTATATCACCCCTTTCAAAGTCATACATGCTATACTAATTAGTACAGCGAGTAGATATTTTACTTAGCGATTCTGAATAGATAGTATAGTGCAAACAAGAATAAAATCCAAGATACTCCGTAGTATATTTGTTCCTGTAATGACCATAATTGGGCATCTATAACTGTAATGTCTTGTTTCATTCTTTTAAGTAGGTCCTTGGTCTTGGCATATATTCAACTTCTGCGGTGTGCCTCCACACAATCTGTCCGCTTGAAAGCAGTAATTTAACTTTTCCGACCTCATTTGGCCCAGAAATGATCATGGCTACCTTACTTTCCTCTGCTTCATAGAGACCGTGGGCAGTAAAGATATCCTTAACTCTGACCAAATCTCCTACCTTCATGCCTGAGCGCCCCTCAACTTAAGAAGTGCTAGTTCTTTCTTTTTGCACTCAAGCATGATATCGTGGCTTTGCCCGTAACTTTCTACTGGTTCTTTGATATAATCTGAATGAGCTTGTTTACGTATTTTTGGGTCGCCTTGTTCAATCGCTCTTGACTCTGAGACGTGAACAACTGGCTTAATCCAGGGAGGCCAAGTTGATGCTGCGAGTTCGAGGGCTTCTTGTTCGGTGAGTCCTCCTGTGCAGAATCTATGGTGATGGTAATCGAAAACAATCGGGATTCCAGTTTCGTGGTGAATCTTGTCATAAATATCCTTTGTGCTCCACATGGAGGCTTTGTCGTCATTCTCTAATGTGAATCGCTTCTTGGTATTCTCGTCAAGGCCGCCAGGCCGTAAGAAGTTTTCAATGAAGCGCTTCGCTGTTTTGTCCTTGTCTCCGTATGTGCCGCCGACATGGATGTTAATCTTGTTGTAATGGCTTGGCTCAAACCCCATCATATCAAAGATGCGAGAGTGGTTGTTAAGTTCCTTGTATGTCTTCTCCACAACCTCGAAGTTTGGTGAGGCCAAACAACAGAAAGGTCCAGGGTGAAAGGTTAGGCGATGACCCATCTTTGTTGCGTAGTCGCCTGCATAACGAAGCCAATACTTGATCTCCATGTAGTCGGGTAGTTCCCAGTAGTTGTACTCTGAACACCAAGGGAAGATGTCGGAAGACATGCGATAGAACTTAATGTTGTTATTTTCATTCCACACTAGAATCTTCATCAGGTCTTTAACATTTTGAAGGGCAAGCTCAGATGCATACTTAATGCCCTTCTCCTTAAATGTTCGCTTGATCATAGATCGGTTGGTTGTGATGCGCTTAGACTTGGGCACCTCGGATAGTGTCATGTTAATACAGGCATAGCCGTAGTTCATTGTATTACCTTTACTGTGATTGTGTATATACTATATCTTAATTTGTGTGGTAAGTCAAGGCTTTTTTAAAACCAATCTACACCAAATGTGCAGTTTTTTGTTTGTTCCCATGGCCTAAATTTCTTACATTCCCCTATTGAATACAGCTTAAGAAGCTCTCCTCCAAATGTTGACTCTCCCCTAACTAAGCCCTTTTCCCACTGGAAGTGCCACCACTCTGCTCCCGTGTAGTGGCCGCCAGCCATAAAATACCGACGTGCACGGATAGGTTCGAAGCCATGTTTTTTCGCTAACTCAGTTATAGAAAACATTCTAGATTCTACTATCTGTCTAGTGTGGTGATAAGTATAGCCCTCCACGGTCCTGATCGGGACGTTAACATTTTCTGTTTTACACCAAACATTCCATCTGCGATCTCCTGTTTCTTCTATGACGTATCTATCTTTACTTGGATTGTTCATGGCGGAGTCTAAAGCCATATCAAAAGCTAAACCCACATAGTGCATAGATTTCTGAGATCTCGATTTGGATTTTTTGCTGTCTGATAGTGGTCTTTTTGCTCCGGCGCTAGTGATTACACCTCCCAGTGATAGAACCTCCTGCCTGAAGTCGTTGTAAGCCGATGCAGCGTCTTTTCTTAGTCGAAAGTATGAGTAACCTTGACTACCCGGCACTTGATCAGCGGAGACCTTAACCCAGGGTAGCTTAACAAAAGTCTCGTCTGGATCAGGGTGATCTCCTAGTTCAAACAATAGTTTTTTATCTCCTTGTTCTAAAAGAAGCTCATTCAGCTCTTTTACTGTCGCTGATCCAACTAGGCCGTCTGGTAACAAGTCTCGTGATTCCTGAAACTTTTCGACTTGCAACTCTGTAGCTGGTCCAAAGTCTCCATCAACGGTCCCTACGTTGAACCCTAGCGCGATGAGAGCTTTTTGCAATTCTATCACGTCTTGTCCTTTTGATCCTTTCTTTATAATCATCTTTATTATCCCTCATGTGCTTTATCCAAGCATATCTTTTCCTGTTTTCTAAATAATCATCTATGTAGTCATTCGAAAATGCTTCTCTTTCGAATACTATTTCCCTGTAAGCGACTGCCGCGTCTCTGTATTTGATCAGACCATACAACCAGCTTAATCCGTATAGAAGATAGAATGGTAGAAACAGAAGCTCCAGCTTTTGCTGAAAATGAATTTCCTCGTGCCTCTTTACCACTGGAGAAAGTAGAGATCTGCACCACACAAACATCCCTATTGAAATAGCGTATATGTCTATAGGTGACACCTTCGACAACCAAACTGGAACTTTGCTGTTCTCAATGAATATAGGTTTCCATTTTTTCATATCTTCTCCTCCACAATTACTAAGGTACCATAATTATAACTATCTTTCTCATAGCAAAACCACTCATACTCTTTAACAACATTTTTAACTATGCTTCTCATAGCCTGCGAGTTGCCCGTTATGATCTGGCATGGTAGTGATACGTAATTGAGAAACCTTCTAATCATCTCGTCCACTTGGTGGTGACGAACTCCGTGTAGGTCTAGCGTATCCATTTTCTACTTTCACCTTAAACAGCCAATGAACTGAGACATATCCCAGATTTTCGTTAATCCTATCTGCAGAAGAAGCTCTACGAAAAAAACCTTCGTGCTCTGTTCCAGGCTGAATTTGCACCAGTGCCTTAGTTTTTCTCCTGTCGTTAAGACCAATTATCTCTTCAGTAAACTCTAGTATTACACCCACCCATGCTCTACCATACAACACATGATTTACCAAATCTCCAATATCTAAATCGTTAAATATTGGTCCCTGCTTCGACATCGCTTCTCTCCTTGAGTAAATAGGAAAGAGCAATCAGTAAAAGTAGTTCTTTAGTATATGTAAACTTACAGCAAGACAAATTGCTGAAATGGCCATTGGCCAATGAATCTTTTTACTTCGCATAGGTATTCACACCAGTCAATATAGAGAGATCGGACATGCACTCTTGTGTTATATCGCCCCTGTTTCTTGACTCTGCATCCTCAATAATTGTTTTTATTTTCTTAAAAGCAGAATCACAGTTTAGATAAAACTGAAATGCTTCTAGGGTCGCTACAAAACTTGAGTACAGTATTGATCTTGAAGTGCAGCTAAACTCGGCTACTCCGTGATCTTTTACTTGAACCATTAGGGTGACTTCAGTCTCTGCCTCGGACCCTATAGTTTTTTTAGACCTCGTGAATCTTGGAGTAACCTGATAATCTATCAGTTTTATATTGCGTAGAGAGTTGTAATCTTTAGCGTATTGATTATGGCATGCCTTAAACATTCCATCTACAAAGCCTTTTGCTTTGGATTCAGTTAGCTGTCTATTCAGGGTAGTGTTGCTAACGGTCTCGCTTAGAGATAAGTCAACCCTTGTAAAATCACTATCTAAAGATTCACTGACTGTTATATTTATAGGACTAAGATCTATTCTTTTTGACTTTAAGACCTTATCAAAAAGCAATTTAACATTGTCTCTTCTAAACTCTTGTGGAGTCTTTCTCATTACTCTAACCTTGTAAGACCTGTGGAGAGCTTGAATAGTGATTGAACATTCGTCAATCTCTTGACATCTCGAACAATGCGAGCTTTTGTTAGCTCCGGCTGGTTCATGTCACCTGGAGTTGAGGGTATAAACTTGATAGCCAAACCAGCAATATATCTCCCTTCTGCGACCTTTTGATTTCTGACGGCTACAGTAACGATCGTGACGTTAGGTAACGCACGTAGATCCGCCAGTATATCATCTAAGCCCCTAGACTTATCTGGCTGCGTTGTAAGACTGTAAGAAATCATACAGTAAAATTTGTAGATACCTCGTTGTCTGCTTCTGCCCTTCTCTTCTCCTAGCAGTTGCTTTTCTAAGTCTCTGTAAAATTTGTTCTCATTTATTTCATTATCCAAACCCTGCTCATCCTCCGCTGGTAAGCCCCTTTCTTGTTCCTCTTCATCAGAAGGCTCAGTGTTGGTTACATTAAATACATCCTGCAAGACAGCAATAGCCAACTCTTTGGATTTTATTGCATCTTCTCGTTCTATCTCAAGCGCATCCCGGGTGAACTCTTCAAAACCTTCGAGCGTGTAGCCACCCATTGTTGTATCTGCTTCGTGCTTCATCTCAAGCATGACAGCCCCAGTCTGACCGGTTGAGTAAAGTTCATATTCTTCAAACACGTAAAGGCCAGCTCTTTTGCATACTTCTTCCCATTTCTTTTCTACTTGTCTCCAAAAAGAATAGTCTAGCTTTGGATCATCTATCACTTCTGCTGGCATACCATAGTCTTCTGGCTCAAGTTGAATCTCTGTCTTTGCTCCAAAATAAACTCCGACATAACCATCTTCCTGAAATGTGTCTTGATCTATTTCCCACCAAAGGCTTGTGTATTCAGCCTTGGAGTCAAAATCAGCCTCTATTGCCTCGCACTTTGGTGCGATATTGTCTGCTGGGTCATCAGGTGGAGTCTCAAATACATTTTCCTCTGCGGCCTGATAAAGAGCGTCGTGGAGTTCTTGTGTTAGGTCTTCCCAGCTTTCTTCTTCATCGGGATACATTCCTTCGACATGTTGTTGCACAACACCGTAAAGGTCATCTGGGTTTTGTGATTCGTTCGGTGCATCCCAATACATCTCAAACTCTGGCTCACCTGGCCCTGACCATTGCATTGAAATAATGTGGCTTGGGTCATCCTCTGGTATACCAAAGAAACGGACAATAACAAATGCTTTGCTTTCTTCTTTTGTGTACTGATCAAAATAGTTTCTCTTTGATTTGGTAGAGATACACCACGTTGTAAGTCTTGGGTTGTGACCAAAATAACAACTGGCCTGTGTTGTGAGTGGCCGAACGGCCATGATACCATTCTTGTTATAAACAAGTTCTGAGTTCTTTTCTGCTTCTGCTTTGTCTCGCAGTCTTTTCTTTCTTGCAGTCTCAGACTCTGGTAGATTGTCTATCGTCCTACGTAAAGATTGAAGCGTGTACTTATTTATGTCCTTTTGATCAAGTCTGTTTTGAACTGTATGGAATTGTCGCACTGCTCCGAGGATCTCTTCGAATACTCTGGTCAGAGAAACCATTCCGGCTTCCGGTCGGTAACTGTAGGTTCCCTGATCATTTTTGTAATAATTTATCTTATAGACCTCTTCTATCTCTCGGGCGCAAAACATAATGTATTTTCCCACACCCTTGTCGCCAAACAACGCCCGAAGTTGATTTGAGAAAATGTAAATCATCCCAAAATGATCTGCTATTGGCGCTATCTTCTTTGCTTCGTCTTTCTTGCCCTCTGCAATCAGTTTGTACTTTCGAACAATCTGCTCACCAAGGAGACGCCCTTTTGATTTTGGACGTTGGTTGACGTAGTTTCGCCATGTGTTGTTGAAATTCATAGTAGTATTATAGCCTTTTTACTATAAATAGTCAATAGTAATTGAAGAAAACTACTTATAATTATGCAATACAAACTATTAATGGAAAACTGGCGCAGGTACCTACTAGACGAACAGGTAGCCGTGATGACGGGATTTGAAGGCGGCACCTCGGGCGGTGTCTATGATCCGTGGGAAGATTACAAAAAAAAGTTACGGACAAGAAAATTCAGACAACCCTTTGGAAATGATGAAGCAGACACAATCGAATTACTAGAACAGAGGTGTCAAAAAGGAGATAAGCGCAGCTGCCAGCGGTTACAGCGAATGAAAGACAGGCATGCAGGTATAAGCGTCGGAAACGATCTTAAATTTGCGAATATGTTTGATTTTCTTCTTGATTTTATATCTATTTTCGATCCCACCAGACTTACAGCATATCCGGCGGCGGCGCAGGCCATTGCAAATTTCAAAAAGAAACAAAATTGGTATACTAGCACGATGTTGACTTTATCACTTTTAGCCATAGTTCCAGTAATTGGAAATGTTAACAAGGTTGGAGGGCTTATGAAATCCGCCAAAGTGTTGTCAAAAGCGTTAGGAAAAGTAACTTACGCCCCAAAAGTTGCAGGATACGGGACTAAAATTGAATCAGCTCGCCAGCTAGCCCAAGGACAAATTTCTAAAACAAGCAAAGAAGCCTAAAAGTGAGGGGGCCGAAGCCCCCTTGTAAATCACTTGATTTCAATAGTCAAAGGTTGGGCCTCGGGCCGTTGCGGAACTCTAACAGTCAATAGACCATTTTCAAACTGAGCCTCTGCTTCTTCCAAGTCAAGATTATCATCATAGTTTACAAATGTTCTTGTAAAGTTCCTGCGAGCAATTCTTTGTCTCTTTGGGTTTTTCTCATCAACTTGGCCAGTGATAGTGATCGTTCTCTTCCCAGGCTGAATGTCCACGGACAGTTCTTTCTTCTTGAACCCCGCTAGGGCAAACTCCAACACTGTAGAACCATCGTCGTCTCGATAAATGTCGGCAACGGGATAGCCTTTTGTGGATTGCTTGAGAACATTAGAGAACAGATCCCTATCGTTGAAAAAGTTATCGAACACCTCGTTGATAACTTGGTGGCCTAGTAGACCAGGTCGGTATGTAGTAATTGCATTCATTTTATATTCCTCCTTATTAAGCAAGTTACATTTATTATAGCTGAATTCCTGTCGGCAAATCGGCTATAATGATACTATAAACACTATTTATTGTACGTCAACCTTTTTATGGAGAAAAAATGAGTTATAAACTAGTAATGGAAGGCTGGAAAAAGTTTTTAAGAAAAGACACAACCGGTGAAAACATATCAGAATTGACGATAACCGGGGCAGACAGTGGCTGTTCTTTAAACAAGTCTTGCAAATGTGTTTTACCAAGCATGAACCTCTCTGTCTCACAAATACAAGATATGTTAGTCGCCGTGTATGGAATCAATAGCATGCCTATAAGTTTCAAGAGTGGCAAGGCAGACGGTGATTGCGGAGAAGAAACACAGAACTTAATAATGAAGTTTCAGGTGGACAATGACCTTAAGTGTGACGGGTGTGTAGGACCTGAGACGCTACCAATATTGCAGAAACTGGCTGGCGGCAAGGTTACTAAAAAACCCAAGAGTGACGTAAAAAAAGTGGAGCCTGCAAGCACTGCGGTTGTAACTACTAGCGGTGATACTGGACAAACTATTTCACTAATAGGAACTGGATATACTCACGGGTCAAAGAGAAAGGGTGCTAATGTAATACCAGGAATAATAAATGCTGTTCACATACATACGATACTAGCAGCTACAGGATTGTTTACGTTTCTGCCCGGGCGCGAAAAATATGGCTTTGGAAACCCTGTGGTTGCAGATGCATTGTCTGCTGCAGGGCAGAGTGCAAAAAATATAAGTCCAGACAGTAAAAACCCGCTTGTTATAGGCAACCTAAGCACCAAGAATGGCGGTCCGATGCCTTTCAGTTCTTCTCACCAAGTTGGCTTAGATGTTGATACTTCTCTGTACAGCAAGGTAGACAAAGGAGCCAGATACTGGGATGCTGTCCGTGGATTCAAAGACCTAGACATTCCTAGAAATGTTGCTTTCTTGGCCTCGCTTCTTAAAAGCACAAGCCCCAGGGTGTACCACATATTTACTGATAATACATTAAAAGCATTGATTACTAGACATCTGAAACAGAACGCTTCTGATCCGGCGATGGCTGAGGTGCTCGAACTGTGGAACTCAATCAGAAACGATAGAAGACTAGCCCACTGGAAAGGGCATCGGGATCACTTTCACATAAGATTTACACACCCTCAAGGTTCTATGACGGTTGCTCAATACAAAAAAGCTTCCAGAAATCGCGGAATGGTTGCCTCTACGAAAAAGTCGACAAAGTCGGGAGGGTCCCTTATCGAGAAACTTAAGAAGTCTAGTTCCTCAGGTTTTGGATATGTTATTGGTAGACCTGATGGAACAATTATCGACAGCCACAACGAGGGTAGAAAGTTTTACGGTGCCTCAATACAGAAGACTATGGCTGCGATGGCTCAACTTATTGCACATAAGGAAAACCCAGCAGCACAGATGAACGATGATGAGTTGAGAGGACTGCTGACCTACAGAAGAAGAACGACGGGAGATTCCAGTAGGTACCCGGATTCAAATCAGATAAATAGATCTATCTCAAAATCCTTTAACAGAAGAGCATCAAATAGAAGAGTCTACAGACGTAGACCTAATGTATCAGAGTCCTCTTCTCTTAACGAATCTGCACTCGGTAGAGTGTCTCACGAAGAGATAAAAGATATTGCAAAGAACTTTGGTGTTGAAGATAGTAAATTTTTATGGGGCTCGGTTAACAACCAGCAAACGCCAAAAGACTTTTTTAATTTCTTTGCAACTCTATCTAGAATGGATACAGGGAAGTTTAAAGATAGCAAGGAAGAAGCGTATTACAACACATATAAGCAAGAGATCGATAAAATAATATCGATCCAAAAAGAAGGTACCGCTAGGCAGAAAAGCACTGGGTGGCTTAATGACTCTGGTGTATTTAACTTTGGTAATGTGTGGATGAAGGGTGGCTACGCGATCGGTGCCGGGAATATAGCTCTCGTCTTAGACAATAAGTATGTCATAGTGGTTTACACAAGGTTTTTCACAAATACTAAAAACAAAAGAGGTATTATTTTAGGTAGGCTAAGTGGGATTGTAAAGGAACTACTTGATAATAATTAATCTTACCAGAAGAGTTGTATTAACATTATAACGATAGTGAGGCTTAGACAAATCATCGTCTTTGTTGTGAACATAGATTCACCTAATATGGCCCAAGTAAGTATTGGAAAGATTATTAAGCCGGCACAAGAAGCAATAAACCTTGCAGACCAAGCAGATCCTGTCTCTTCTACAACAAACTTCCAACCATACCAAAACAACACAGAAGTCGGCACACCCATAACGATAGCAGAGAGTAACGCTTTATCTTTCCAATATTCAGTGAAAGATTGAACATTCAGCTGAAACCAGCCCAAAATCTGACCCAGTAAAAATAGAAATATTCCCAAGTAAATCATTAGTGTGTCCAAAGTCCAGAACACGCTATAGGTGCCCGGTAAGCTAGTTCAGCTGTTTTCGATAAGTCTAGTAGCATTCTAAACTCTGCGTTAGGTAGATACATCGTATCTACTTTGTGTTCATCTGCTTGGTCAAAGTAGTCGAGTAGTAGAAGCTCGACAGTTGCGGCTGCAGATCTAAATTCTAGAACTGCTGTGTGCTCAGCTTGTGAAAGTAATACTTTTTTGGTGTAGTAATCATCTAGTATTGAATCCAGACGATCCTTAATAGGTTCTAGTCCTTTGTAAAGCACTCTTAAAACACTTACTTTTACTGGTGTGTTTTTAGGGTCCATCATAAATACTCCAACAGGTCTGAATATCCACCTACTTTTTTAGTATAGCCAGTATCTGAACTATTTGCAAGTATAATCGGAACTGTTGGTTGATCATGGAATTGTTTGTACTCTTCAAGAGCACTTGGATTTTTAGTGTAGTTTAAGAAAAAGTATTGCACACCTTTTGCTCTGCAGTAGTCAATCGCTTTGACACAGAATGGGCATGTTAACCTACCAATAATTATAAATCTATCAGTCATTTAAAAGCATCTTCCCGGACTGAGATAGTCCTATTGATGTGTAGAGTTGATCAGCTGTACCAAAAGCAATTATGTCTTCTGTATGGCCCCCTTCACTTAGTTTTAAGAGCGAGAAACTTTCACCTGAGAATCTTGAATTTTCTCTGAGCAAAAAATTTTTAGCTCCGTGATAATCAGATATTGAAATAATGTTCGAAGAATTTATATACATTCTTTGCAGAGAAACGCTTCTACTGTATCCGTCATTTTCTATAAGTAATCTTTTTATTTCTACTAACATTTAAACTCCTAAGTTTTTTAGAATGAAGGCACCTATCAAACCAATCATGGTGGTAAAAAGCGTCCATATCATTCTGGAAGATGTTCTCTTCCATGTTTCCAATTCTCTTATCCTAGCGTACAGGCCCTGGTCTGGGTTGTAGACTGCCTCTTTTATCTTTGCAATGTCTTCAGACATCTGCTCTTGCTTGTCGCTCATAACATCGATGCCGTTACAAACTCTATCAAGTTTTGATTGCATCTCCAACATGTAATCTTGTTCTACCATTGGTAAGCCCTCCACAGTAGTAATTAGTGACTACTGTTCGACAATGCTATGGTTTGTTAACAAAAGAGTACCAGCGACAGAGACTGCATTCTTAAGAGCGCATCGAGTTACCTTTGCTGGATCCAGAACGCCTGCGACTTTAAGGTCTGCTACCTTGCCGCAAGAAAAATTAATTCCATCCCATGTACCTACATTTTCAACCTTTAAAATACTTACCTCAGGTGATAGGCCAGCATTTAAAGACATGGTGCGGAAAGGAGCTTCAAGTGCTTTTCTAAAAATAGAAAGTGCTGCTCCCTGCTCCTCAGTTGGAAAATTTGGAGTTATCGCATTAGATACACGTAACAGGGTCATCCCACCTCCCGGTACGATTCCTTCTTGCTGGGCTGACCTGACTGCTTCCAAAGCATCTTCAATGCGATGCTTCTTTTCAATCAGTTCTACTTCAGATGAAGCGCCAACACGGATGATAGCAACACCAGAAGAGAGACGAGTAACACGCTCTTGGAGTCGACTCGCTTCATGGATATCTTCAGTTTGCTGTATTTCGACTTTGATTTTCTCAATAGTCTCATCAACTTTTTCATAGTCTCCTTCACCATCAACAACAGTAGTAGTGTTCTTGGTGATCTCCACACTAGCAGCTTTTCCAAAATCAGTTAAGGACACTTCAGTTAAGTTGTGCCCTAAGGATTGCTGAAAAAACTTTGCACCTGTCGAGATCGCGAGGTCACTCATAATAGCTCTTCTTTCCTCCCCGTAACGAGGAGCTTTCACAGCGGCAACCTTCATCGATCCGCGCATAGTATTCATAATTAGTGCGGCCAACGCCTGACCTTCCACTTCTTCTGCAACAATAACAAACGGCCGGTTTTCTCTAGCTGCAATCTCAAGCGCCGGTAGAATTTGATTAACTTGACTGACCTTTTCGTCAGTAATTAAAAAGATTGGATCTTCGTACCTGCAGACTGCTCGTCTGTCGTCCGTTACGAACGCAGTGGCGGCATACCCACTATCAAAGCGAAAACCCTCTACAAGGTCCAAACTCGTCTCCAGAGAGCGAGCTTCTTCGATTGTAACGGTTCCGTTTTTTCCAACCTTATCCACTGCTGTTGCAACAAGGTTACCAATGACTTGATCATTGTTTGCTGAAATTGTAGCAATGTGCTTAATATCATCCGCTGATGAAATAGGACTTGATATTTCCTTGATAACTTCAGTAGCTTCTTGCAAGCACAATTCAAGACCCCTTTTAATTTCAATGGGAGATGTTCCTGATGAAATATGCTTGTTTGCTTGGTTTAGTATTTCTCTTGCTAGCACAGTAGATGTAGTAGTCCCATCACCAGCTTCAGCGTTAGTCATAGCAGACACCTGCTTTACGACTTCTGCTCCCGCATTCACATGTGGGTCTTCAAAATTTACGTGATGAGCTACAGTGACACCATCTTTTGTTACAAAAGGTCTCTTACCTTTTTGCTGTATTAAAACATTCTGTCCTTTAGGTCCGAGTGTTGTTGCTACGTAATCCGCAAGAGTGTTTACGCCTTCAAGAACCTTGTTGCGGAGTTCAGGTCCATGGCTTAGTTGTGTGGTCATTATGCCTCGCTTTCATTGATATGTATATTATAGCACGTTTTTTAGATTTGTCAAGGGATTTATTCAGTATCTCGTAATTCTTCTGTCTTATATGCGATAGCGTTGGAAGCCTTAATGCTGGCCTTGGCCTTCTCGTCATCCTGCAGCCCACCTGCCATAAAAGCATAAGTGTTTTCTTGCACTACCTTAACATTAGTAAAGATATCAAAAATGGCTTCGTTAAGGTCTTGAGTCATCTTATTAAGCATTTCCTGAACGACTCTTGCTCCAATCTTGATCACACCCAAATCCTGAGAGATCTCAAGTACTTGCGCCCTATTAACATCAAACTGGTGTGTTTCTAACATACCTCTAGAATTTAGAAGTGCCAGCTTCTGCAATTGTGGTTTACCTTTAAGAGTATTGTAAAAAGCCACAGAGTCTTCTAGTGAGGAATAGAAGTTTGGCTCCTTGAGTTTTGCGTTTCTTTCGTCTTTAATTCTTGCTGCAGAGAAAGCGGCACGGACCCTTTCATTGGCGGTATTTGTTGCTTTACCAAAATTCTTTTTGAGTGTCTTAACGGCGAGGGCAAAACCGCGAGGGTTCTCCGGATTTGAGCCAAAAACTCCGTCTTGGGCTAGTTCATCCACAATAGTCTTTACCTCTAAGTTTCCAGTTTTTCCATTTATACCTGACTGACCTCTAACAACTATTTTTTGTACATCCCCCTTGCCAACAGGTTTAAAAAGGGAATCTCTCTTTGACCACTCTAATTTGTTAAGAAAAGCATCGATTTGACCATCGTTGAGTTCGATTTCGCTTCCTTCCATCTGAGAGGCAATCTCTTCTCTGAAAAATTTGATAAACATACCTTCCAGGTCTTGCGCAGACGGCATGGAAGCTCCGGGTAGCTCGGCTGCAACATTCCTCTTGCCCTTAGAAGCAACGAATGCTGCTGGTAGTTGAATACAGATTTTTGACTTATCCATCGAGCGAGAAATTATATCTGCAATGTTATCAAGTGTAAAATCAAATTGAAAAAATTTAATGTCGCCTTCAATATCTAAACCTGCGCCCTGTTTCTCCCCTGTTTCAGACGAAGTGAATGACTTCATGCAGACAACATATCTCATTCCTTCAAACCCGCTGAACTGTGGCTCAACTAAGTCTCCCACGAGGTCGTTAAAAGAACCACCAACAACAACCGACTTCTCATTGTAAAGCTTCAGACTTATTGGTATTTCATCTCCGGTGGTAAAGTCAGCGATTGTACCTGTATTCGCCGGAACTTGTTGGCCATCGAGAAGGACTGCGAGAAACGCTTCAAAGTTGAAGCCCGCTGAGGCGGCATTGAAATTCGACACAACCTTTGTGAGTGCCTTGAAGAAGACAAGATAAGATAGGACCTTTGAGATTTTTTGACCAACTGGTAGCCTATCGTAGTCTTCCGAGGGGCCATTTTCATAGAAGAGAGCCAGACTTGCAACTTTTGCGGCTAGATCTTGCCCTTCTATTTGCTTGAGAAACTGGCCAAGTTGTTCTCTCTCTGGACCTGAAACCTTCTTATCACCTTTGGTTTGAACGTCTGTCCAACCCAATTCACTTACACTTATTTCAGGGATTGCTTGAAGGGTAAGAGTTAGATCTTTTCTTTCGTTCAGGAACTGCTCTTTTAAAATTTGAAGCTCGCTCTTTGGTTGTTTAAATAGTGTGCCCTTCTCTACCTCATAGACCTCTTCAATAAGCCTGAAAAGGTCCCCCATTGTTGATATGGTGGGTTTCCTATTGTTCTCTGATAAAAATTCTTTGTGCCACGACATGTTAAAACTCCTCTGTATAATTAGATAATTTGATCTGCAATACCCATTTTAATTGCTTCCTCTGCGGAGAAGTAAACGTCCTTCTGGGTCTTTAAAAGCTTCTTTATCTTAGATGGAGTTAGTTTTGTATAACCAGCAAGGGTTTCAATATACCTCTCTTGAATCCACTTGATTTCTTCAAGTTCATTTTCCATTGAAAATATAGTTCCACCTGTTCCTGCCATCACATTATGCAACATGATTCGGCAGTTGCGCCCTACTGCCCTCTTGCCTGGTGTGCCTGCCGCAAGAATTGGAACTCCAGCGGACATCACTTTACCAATTCCAATAGTTTCGATATCGCAGGTTCTTTCTTTCACCATATCCATCACGTCAAGTATCGAGAACATATCAGAGGCTGTACCTCCATGGGTTGATATCATCATTGCAATAGATCGCGCTACAATTATAGGAGTGCCTTCTGGATCTTTTGGATCTTCCATTACTGGAGAGTGGGATGTATTCTCTAAGTATAGAAGTGCTGCTACTACGTCTGCGCCTTTCTGCTCTGATATGTCTCCGTAAAGATTTATAGTCCTAAGCTCATTTTCAGGTGCAGCGGGCATTTGAATATTATTAACTACGACAATCTGCTTGTCCTCATCAGTTAAAATATCCTCTTTCTTTTGTTTCTTTTTTGTTTTTTTCTTTGGCTGTGCCGAGACTCTTTTAGTCATTATGCTTCTCTCAATTCAATATTTTCTGTTGTTATGTTATCAGAACTTATAAAGTTTGTCCAGTCAAACTTTGATTCAAAGTTTTTCTCGAAAACTAGTATGTCTTCCTTTGTGGTTGGTACATATCCGAATGATACACACTCCCATCCTGGTAACATTTCTTCTATCACTTCTAGTTCTGCAGTAGTTTTTAGTTGCAATCTATACAAGTTATCCTCGATATTCCAGTATTCACCCTTTATCCTTCTCATCTACAATTTCCTCCGCTGCTCTGAGGATTCTTTTAACATCAGTCCAATCTTTAAAGAGTAGATTTTTTCTAAACTTTTTCTTAAAGGTTGATACTAAAAGTATTGTAACAACAGCCATCTGTTGTTCCAAATGTCTTTCCTCTAAATTTAAATACTTAGATTTTTGAGAATCGTCCCAAGTATTTACCTCTGAGTAAAATGTTGTTCTATCTTGAATGTAAGTTTTGTTTATCTTGTACAAAAATTCAAAGATACTTATAACCTGCGCGGATAACAACTGAATTGTATTCTTTTCTAAAGATTTATTTTGAAAGTAAAAAGTTAACCTTGCTAGGATTGCTCCTGCAAAGAACATCAAAAAGTAATATATTGCTTGTTCATTCATAGTACTATGATATCATTACCAAGCTTGTAAGTCAATAGAAAAAAACCCCATTATCCACAAGTGGAATGGGGTTTAAAGTGTAGTGATAACGTATTATTTTATCTTACTTTCTAAGTTTTTCTGCTACGAGTCTCTTGGTAACTCTTCTAAGAACTTCTTGTACAAGCTCTTCTTGCATTACCTCGTCTTCAGGATCCTCTTCGCCTTCTTCGCCTGCAGGATCATCAAGTGCTGGCTCTTCACCGCCCATATCATCCATGTCGGCTCCTGCATCCATAGGCTCATCCATCTCAGCGCCCATTGCTTCTTCAAGTCGCTTACCAAGATCAATTAAAAGCTGAGCTTCTTCTTCTGTGAGGCTCATATCAGCGGGACCAGGCTCTGGCTCATCACCCATTGGTTCATCCATTGGCTCATCCATTTCCGGATCTTCTTCTTCTTCTCCTCCAATTTCTTCATCCTCTTCTTGTTCAAAGAGTTCATCTGCATCTTCGTTGAGATCTTCCTCTTCTTCAGTTACCGTCTCTTCAGTTGTCTCTTCTTCTTCAGCCATACGTCCCTTCCCCTTCTTCTTAGGATCATCG